CCTCAATCAAGGCGTATTCTGAGAACGACTTCCCACAAGCCGTGGGGGCGGGCGGTCTTACGTCGTCTGAACAGATCGAACGGTTTGTACAGCAGGCTGAGCAGCGGATATTTAACTCTATTCAGTTCCCTGCACTTCGTAAAAACGTGACTGGATCTTGTACGGCAGACAATAAGTATCTAGCAACACCGCCTGATTGGTTGGCTACATACTCATTGGCTAGGATTAACGCCGACGGTAGTCAGGACTTTTTACTTAATAAGGATGTGGAGTTTATTAGGGAAGCGTTTCCTTATCCTTCAGTAAAAGGTCCCCCAACGCATTACGCTATTTTTGATGACAACACGTTTATCTTAGGGCCGACTCCTGACCTTAGTTACAGTATGGAGTTGCACTATTTCTATTACCCAACGTCTATTACGACAGCAGGTACGTCTTGGTTAGGCAATAACTTCGACACGCTTTTGTTGTATGGATCGTTGCTTGAAGCTGCGTCGTTCATGAAATCTGAAGCAGACGTTATTAAAAATTACACAGATCGGTACAACGAAGCCTTCATTATGGCTAAACAGCTTGGCGATGGTAAAGATCGTCAGGATATGTATCGTACGGTTCAGGTAAGGTATCCGGTGAAATAATGGCCTTCCAAGGAAACTTTACCTGCAATTCGTTTAAAGAAGCATTGTTTAAAGGCGATGTGGACTTCTTGGTAGACACCATTAAGATTGCTTTGTATAACAACACTGCAACACTAAATGCTTCTACTACAGCGTACACAACAACGGGTGAAGTTACAGCAACAGGTTACACAGCGGGTGGTAACACACTAACCCCAACAGTCACTTTAAGTACAAATGGCGAAGCCTTTGTAAATTTTGCAAATACGTCTTGGACTGCATCTATAACGGCTCGTGGGGCGTTGATTTATAAACAAGGAGGTACGGCAATTTGTGTTCTGGACTTTGGTTCAGACAAAACGTCAAACATAACCTTTACGGTTGAGTTTCCCCCAAACACTGCTAGTTCAGCACTCATACGATTAAATTAAGGAGAAAAGATGAGTACAGCATTGACAGGCATTATTGGAAAGGCTCCGGTAGTTACGGTGTCTAATAACCGCCCACTAGAAAAAGATCTTTATAAGATGATGTGGGAAAAGCCGGAGTACAGAGTATTTGCTCCGGGTGAAAAAGCGGTATTTGATTTCTTAGCCCAAGCCAAACCACGGCGTGGCTCTTCTGTTATTGATCTTGGATGTGGCACAGGCCGAGGTGGCTTGAATCTTGCTTTCTTTGGTGGGCTAGATGTCACGATGGTGGACTTTGCCCCCAACTGTTTAGATGCCGACATTGTTCCAATGTTAGAGACACAGAAGCATGCTTTACGTTTCTTAGAGCATGATCTTTCGCAGCCGTTACCAAATAAAGCAGCCTACGGATTTTGCACTGACGTTATGGAGCATATCCGGCCCCATCATGTTGATCGGGTATTAGATAATTGTCTGGATGCTTGCCAACATGTGTTTTTTCAAATTGACACTCAAGAAGATGAAATGGGCGATCTAGTTGGACATCGCTTACATCTCAGTGTACATCCGTACGAGTGGTGGCTTAAGAAGTTTAATGACCGTAACTGTGTCATTCATTGGTCAGATAAGAATGGCCGATACGCTTATTTTTATGTTACGGCATGGATGTCTGGCGACACTTTTGTTGACCGTGGGGTTCTCAATACTGCGGAAGAAAAAATAAAAGAGAACGTAGCCTACAACGTCAAACTAGGTTTTCAACAGGTTCAACCCCACGCTACTAATGATGTAGAGGTAATGATTGTGGGTGGTGCGCCATCTTTGGCTGAAAACATTGAAGAGATACGTAAACTACGTGAGGATGGCGTTAAGTTAATTGCTATCAATAACGCCTACAAGTTTTGCGTTGATCACGGGATCAAACCCTCAGCGATGGTTATGGTAGATGCCCGTGAGTTTAATAATCGGTTTGTTGATCCAGTGATCACTGAGTGCAAGTATTTTATTGCATCGCAATGTGATCCTAGTGTTTTTGCCAAATTACCTAAAGAACAGACTTACATTTGGCATACAAGTGCTGATCTTATTAATGAAATTTTAGCGGCACAGTATGATCGTTGGTATCCGGTTCCGGGTGGTTCAACTGTGTTGTTACGAACAATTCCATTGTTTAGAATGTTAGGGTTTAAACGGTTTCATATTTTTGGATGTGATTCATGTTTGACAGGCGATAAGCATCACGCTTATGAGCAGAAAGAAAATGACAATCAGCCTGTGGTTCCGGTAAGTCTTGGGGGCAAGATATTTGAATGTCACCCTTGGATGGTGTCACAGGCGCAAGAGTTCATCGACTTGATCAAAATGATGGGTGACGAGATTGAGTTGGATGTCCGTGGCGGATTACTCCGGCACATTTTGGAAACTGGCGCATCATGCGCTGATTTAAAGGAGATTTAAGATGGCTGCATCTGCGTGGCAACTGTATAACGAAGCTAAAAAGTACATCGGTAATGGTACGATTACTTTGGGTGCTGGCGTTTTTAAGATGGTTCTGGCAACGTCTGCCAGTAACGCATCAACTTTTACTCTGAGCGCATACTCAGAATTAACTAACGAGATTGCTGCTACTGGTGGGTATGTAACTGGCGGTAAAAACCTTGTTCCGGCAACGGGGCAGTGGACGGTTGGTGCTTCGGCAAAACAATATAAGTTTACTTATTCAACTGTGGGTTTGACTTTTACGGCTTCTGGCGCTTCGCTGACCAACGTGAAATACGCCGTAATTCGTAATTCAACTGGCGCTGGCGCAGGGCGTTTGCTTTGCTGGTGCCAATTGTCGTCCTCACAGTTTACGGTAACTTCGCCTAACACACTGACAATCCTTCCTGCGGCAACTGGCGTATTTACTTTGACCTAAAAGGATAGGTTATGCCGTTGTCATCTGGTTGGGGCATAGGCCCGTGGGGCGAGGGTGCGTGGGGTGAAGGTGTTTCTGACAACTCCATAACACCTAGTTCTGGAGCCATTGGCATCGGTCAAGGGTGGGGTATAGGAGGTTGGGGTGAATTAACTTGGGGAGGTTTATATACCCCAAATGTTGTAAATGGAACGGTAATTACCCCGGCTACAGGAGCAGTAGCAGTACAAGGTGTAGCACCAGTCGTATCACAAGAAAAATTTGTTACACCAAATGCAGGCGCAGTAAATATTGTTGGCTTAGCGCCAACAACGTTGTTAGATACGATTGTTACGCCAAATGGCGGTGTAGTGCTTGTTGGATCGGCTCCATCCGTTGTTGTATCTGGAACAATTATTGAAACCCAAACCGGTGCGGCTGTCACCCAAGGCATAGCACCAGAAGTTAGGAATGACTTCTTTATCACCGCATCGGTTGGTTCGGTATCAATAACAGGTGTAGCACCAACAATTATTAGAGAGCATGTAGCAGTACCGGGTGTTGGGGCAGTAACCGTAACTGGACATGCTCCATCGCTTGTGCGAGAGGAAGTAGTAACTCCATCCGGGGGTGCGGTTTTAGTTGGTTCCGCACCAAGTGTTGTTGTTGGTGGAACGGTAATTACACCAGATGTTGGTTCTGCGGTGTTTGCAGGAATTGCGCCAACCATTGTATCTGGAGTTGTAGTTACTCCAGCAACTGGAAGTATTGATGTTATTGGATATCCGGTAACTGTCTTTAGAAATATTGATGTGTTCCCGGTTGTTGGTGCGGTCACAATAGCTGCTAACGAACCAACAATAGTTCAGGATGTTCGTATTACTCCTGACGTTGGCTTGGTAACTGCGACTGGTGTAGCGCCAACTGTATTACGTGGACAGGTTAGATTCCCGTCTACAGGTGCATTAAGTCTTGTTGGAGTAGCGCCTAGTGCAACGCAGTCTAGGGTTATCACTCCTCCAAGGGGCCAGTTAGCTTTAGTGGGTGGAACGGTGACAATTAACAATCCAAATTGGACGCCGATTAATGATGGACAAACACCGGGGTGGAGTGATATAAATGATGTCCAAACCCCAAATTGGGTCGCAGTTGCGGCATAGGAGTATTAAATGACGATTACCCGTACAACTCTTCTAGATCTTCCGGTTATTACAACGGGAACAGAACCCGGTGTTTGGGGAGACATCACCAATAACGGTCTTACTCAATATTTAGATATTGCTATTGCTGGTATGACAAGTCTGACAAGTTCAGATTTTACCGCTGGCGCATTAACAATTGAAACAACAGAAGGCACCTCTTCAGCAAGTAATATAACTTCAACTAGTGCTCAATACGCTGGTTTTAGGGTTTCTTCATTAGCTGCCAACTCAACAATTACTGTAGGTAACACTGGTTCTGCTGTAGGGCGCGCATACAGAATTATTAATGCAGATTCAACTTACACTTTAACTTTTAAAGCTACTGGTCAAACTGGTGTAACTTTCCCGGTTGGCACTTCAGGTTTGGTGGCATTTAATGGAACTGACTACCAAATTATTGGTACGTATACTACAGGTCTCACAGTTAATGGGAACGTAACTTTAAACGCCCAAGGAGACGTTAGGTTCGCAGACTCAGATTCTTCTAACTGGGTCGCTTTTCAGGGCGCATCAACAATTGCGTCAAACGTCACGTGGACCTTGCCTAGTGCTGATGGTTCAAGCGGTCAGGTCTTACAAACAAACGGCTTAGGAACCCTCTCTTGGGCAACCCCAAGTGGTGGCATTACAACAGGTAAATCCATCGCTATGGCGATGATTTTTGGGTTTTGATTTTTGGATTATAAATGAACAATGTGTGGTCAGATGAGCGTAGAAAAAAGTACAGCGATGACGCAAAAGCTCGCTGGGCTGATCCGTCCTATCGAGCTAATCATGGTAAGTCAATTCAAAAGCCTCCAAAATGTCCATCATGTGGTGAGACAAATATTGTTAAGTTTTATGTTGACGAAAAAGGTCGCCGCACAAATAAACATTGTCGTGAATGTCATAAAGCTCAATGCAAAGATCGTTGGCACGCAAAGCCTGAATTGGATCGTCAAGCATCTAGAGCATATAAGTACGGAATTACTGCGGATGAGTTCAAAGCCATGTACGAAGCCCAACAAGGTAAGTGCGCTATTTGTTCTGAAGAGCCTAAAACGAAGCGTGGCCTCCATGTTGACCACGACCATGAAACCGGTAAAGTACGAGGACTGCTATGCCACGGTTGCAATGTGGCGTTGGGTTCTTTTAAGGAAGATGTAACCCTGCTCAACAAAGCAATCGAATATCTCAGGAGTTAAAAAATGGCAAACCCAAATATAGTCAACGTCACGACGATCTTAGGCAACTCGTCTCAGACGTCCCTTACAACCACAAGTGTTACATCAATGGTCAGCAACGCCGCATCGAGCGGGAAGGTTTACAAGATCAACTCGATTGTCGTGGCTAACGTGGATGGAACATCTGCGGCTGATATCACAATCAATATCTACTCAAACGCTACGGCGGGCAGTGGAACGGCGTATGCAATCGCCTCGACTATCTCAGTTCCTGCGGATGCCACGCTAATTGTGACGGATAAGACCACATCGTTCTACCTGCTTGAGAACCAGTCCATCGGTGCAATCGCTGGTACGGCCAGTGACCTTGTAGTCACGGCTTCGTGGGAAGAGATCAACAGCTAAGGAACAGATATGCCAATTCACGGCTATCCCGGCAACATAATTACTGCCAATCCACCTACGCCGAGCGTTAGTTCGGCTTCCGGCGTTTGGACTACAGAACAGCAGTTACAGAATATGACTGCCGGTAACTGGCCTATGGCGGCAACCCAAATCAGCCGGTCGTTACGGTTTAACTCTGCTGATTCTGCGTACCTGAACAGGACTCCTGCGTCTGCTTCAAACCGTAAGACTTGGACATGGTCTGGATGGGTAAAAATTTCTTCATTACCGGTTAACAACGCATTATTTGCCGCATACAAAGGAAGTGGGTCTGTAGACAATGAGTTTTTTGCTTTGTATTTTTCAAGTGGGACATTAAGAGCGGGCGGGTATTCAACAACATATTTGGAGTCTAGTGCTGTATACCGAGATTTTTCTGCTTGGTATCATGTTGTTTGTACTATCGACACAACATCTGCAACTTCAAATAATCGAGTTCGCTTATACATAAATGGTTTTGAGATAACCGCTTTTCAAACCAGAAACAACCCTAATCAAAATACTGATCTTGGCGTAAACCAAAATACTTTGCATCAGATAGGACAAAACGGAGGATTTGGAAACTACTTCAACGGCTACATGACCGAAGTCCACTTCATCGACGGCCAAGCCCTAACCCCCGCCTCCTTCGGTCAAACTAATTCTGCAACTGGAGTTTGGGAACCACGGCAGTACACCGGCCCGTATGGCACAAACGGCTTTTACCTGAACTTCTCCGATAACAGCGGAACCACATCGACCACGCTTGGCAAGGACTCCAGCGGCAACGGTAACAACTGGACGCCTAATAACTTCTCTGTAACGGCTGGTGCTGGTAATGATTCGCTGGTAGACAGCCCGACCGCTTACGGCACAGACACAGGTGCTGGTGGTGAGGTGCGTGGTAACTATGCGACATGGAATCCAGTAGCTATTACAGGTACTGGCACGGCAACACTCTCCATTACAAACGGAAATCTTGAAACTACTAATC